CTTACCAACCTGACGACCTGCCTTTACGATTACGCGACGATTGTCATTGATATCACTAACAACTTGCTTTTGAAATGGATACAAAGAGATTTGAACAAAACCTTTATCAAGTGTGATGATCTTGACATAGTTTTCAATAAAATATGTTGGATCTTGCGCGCACTTAACATACTCACGGACTTGATCTTCCGTGAGTTGCATTGACATATTGACGCGCTTTAATTTGGGATTGCCCAAATAGTGTTTGAGTTTAGCCGCTATTGGATTCATTCTTTAATTGTCTCAACAACTCGGCAGTGCTTCCAACGAATACTGCTTTGTCTACATTAATATTAGTTGGTCCTGCTTGCTCGTCTTTCGGTTTTAATTCTTGCTGTTGCTTTTGAAGAATCATAAGTTTTTCTGTGACGTCAGAGAGATTCTTGATCATATTTGCTGCCACTTCATATGCTCTTGGATGCTGCGATTCTTTAGCAACTTCTAAAATACCATCAAGGGCTTCGTTGCCTTTTTCAATTAGATTATAATAATTTGCGCGTGAGTAATCCGCATCAGGATTTTCGTTTTCTGATTGGTGTATTGTTACTGGTTTATCTTCACGTACAACAGGAATATAATCAGTATTCAAAATATTTGACAAATTTTTATCTACGTCACTCATGTAATATTAGGGAATTCCTGTATAATTTCATCAAACCCAAAGGCAGATTCAGCATTTGCATTAGATGGGCTAGGCGTGATAACCAATTTGCTTAATTGAGCATCAATTGATTCAAACGATTGAATCGTATACGATGCGTTGCTCACAGCACCTGTTAAGTTTCTGTTTGTTTTCAAGATGCCATTCACATCAGAAACAATTAATGTATTTGTGCTTGGGCTCCAAGAATCAACGAATGCTGTTGCATTTGCTGCTCCTAGTGTGATGCCATCATACACCAACTCACCAGTCTGATATACACCAGAACCAGTTGACATAGTCATTGCTCTCTTATTCTCTGTATCAAATACAGAATTAAATGTATTCGCAGTAACTTTTCTGATAATATCGCGAGAAATAATTGGACCGAACATATAACCTTTTGCGGTAAATGTTAGTGTCCAAATTAATACACGAGTTGTGTCTCCGCTTCCTAAATCATCAACTTCGTAAGAAACGTTTTGAAGAATAAATGGCACATCGACTTTTTGGTCTGACAGTCCAATAATATCAATTGTTAAATTATAATCTGGATTAAAATATGGTAAAATTTGTTCTATAATCTGAGTGCCGTCTTCAGTATTGCGAACATAAATGTTAAGCGCGAATTCAAAATTATATGGCGTTGTTCGTATTGATTTTACTGTCGTACTTGACTCGGGTGAAAAACTTTCGGCAAATAAATTTCGTTTGCGAAGTGGGTCATATGCAATAGAAGTTAATTCAAAACTCATACGTGGCAATGTAATCTGGACTTCTTTTGTAAGTTCAGGATCTTGCGTTATACGTTGATAAAATTTTTCTTTTTGTGAATATTGCAATGGAACATTAATACGTTCAATTTCTTGCGTTCCCGCTTTGTTATATCGAACTAAACGAATGTTATTAAACAATGTTCCAAACGCAACAACCATTTTGCGCGTAACACGATGATAAAAATGGACGCTAGATAGCATTATGGTTCACCGAATGGATTTAGTTCAGTAAAATCAATAATATTGTCTGCTTCTTCTTCAATTCTTTCGTTATCTTCCATCGCTTCATTATTAACATTGCGAAGAACTTCTGGTGCTTGATGCAATACCCATTGAGCATTACTACTGTTGCCTTTAACAGCCGTCCCGCCTGTAAATGCTCCAAATATATTTCGAATTTTCAATTTACGAGTAGGAAGATCCCATTTAGCAACAACACCTTTAGCAGTAGCAGTAGCAAGTGAGCTGCCTTGATACACGACTTCATACTTGGTAAATGTGCCGCTGCCACCAGCGTTAACATCTAGTTCTAGTGCATAACCCTGAACGTCGCCAATACGATCAATTTCTTCAGTTCCAGTTTGAAGTAATTCGCCATTGTATTTGAATGCTTCAATAGTCAATCCGTACATATATGGATTTCTCGAATCGCGACCCAACTGGAAAAAGTTTTTTTCTTCTTCAACAAATTTAATTTCCATCAATTTAAATTGAACAGGAAGATAAATCAAATCGCCTTCTTTAGGTACGTGCCACCCACTTCCCATCATTCGACTTACTTGGCTTTCGAATCTTCTTCTGGCAACACAAAGTCTTGCTGTTTCTTGAATTTCTAAACCGAATTTACTAAAAAATTCTTTATTGCCTTCATAATCTTGAAACGACTCAAGGTACATTTCAAGTTTAATTGCTCTGCGATACATTTTGACTGGATCATCACCAAATAGTTCGCCGATATATGACTGCGACTCTCTTGGTAAATAGTAAACGTCTATGCCATGATTACGAATAGACTCGATGATTAGATCTTCGAGTAAATTTTGTTCATGAATGGCTTTTTGATTGTTAAAGTATACGCTAGTTGCCATTTTATCCTACTAGGAATGGTGTTGGTTCTTCGTATGTATCGCGAAGTTTAATTTCAAGTTTTTCAACTTCGACCGAAGCCTCATCATAAATTTGTTGACCATTAATGATCAATCCACCAGGAAGAACGTAGTTGCCATATTTCTTTAGGTTTGTTCCCCATTGTTGCTTAAACAATGCGGTTGTGTATTCTTTTAGCCAAAGATCGTTATATGTTTTGCTATATGTTTCTTCATCAACGACTCTAAATCCCTCAAATGCCATATAATTGCCAACATTAAATTTACCCCAATCTGTAATGACTGTAAGTTTATTAACATTTTTATTGTATGTGTATGGCATTTCACCAGTAACAATCATATCCAACATCGCTAAATGTTCGCGCGCAATAACGTAGTATGTGTAAGATGAAGAAGTAAGGTTGTAAAAGTCGTTCAAGCGCAACTGATAGTTAATGTCAAACATATTAAAACCAGTTGAGGAAGTTGAACCTACTGTAGATCCAGTAAAAGCAAATACTCTAGAAACACCAGTAATGTTATCGCATAACTTAAGATAACCATTAAGAATATCAGCGTTGGTTAGTTTTTGAGCCAAATATACTCTTTCGGTGCCATCATAATGATAAATTTTAAAGTGCTGCAAAGCATCGTCGATACGATCGTCTAGTTGGTCGTCGTCGACGTTAATATCAACAACTGGGAAACCGAGTTTGCGGAGGCAGTAGTCTTTAAGTTGAGTTCGAGTGCTAGGTTGCGCCATTTAGAACCTCTCTAATTATTGTATATTTAGTTACTCTACCAGTTGACCAGTTTGGTTCTCCAGGCTCTATCCTTTTACCCACAGTTTCTTCTCCAATGTGGTGAATTAGATTCTCGCCGTTGGGACCTTTAAGGGTTGCAGCATACATTTGATGAAAGAAATTTAAATACACCATCACCATACCCTCATTAACGTTGAATTTCCAGTACTCTCTGAAGGAGTATTCGAGTATGGATTTACGGTACAGGGAAAAAATAATGGGAAATGTTTTGACGTTTTTAGAGTACCAGTAGTTGCCGAACGGTATATCACCTTCTTCAATTTTCGTTTCTTGTTCGTGGAAATACCATGGCTGGCGTTGCAATACAACAGAAGCCATTTTACAATCTGATTCTAGGCAATTGATCATATCATCAATTCGTATTCTGCGGTTTAAAAGCACATCGTCTTCTTGATGTAAGATATAGTCGTAATCTTGCTCCTTGAGCCAGTCAAAAAACGCACTCCAATTTACAGAAAGACCTAAATTGGTCTCATTGAATGTAACATTAAACCCATAAACCTTAGAAACTAAATCAAATATGGCAGGATTACGGTTTCTTGGATAATCGTCTATGATTAATTTGTCAACTGTATGGTCACCATAATCCAACTTGTTCAAGGATTCTAGCGTCGGAATCAAATACTTGATCCGATTAGTTGAGAACATTACATGAAGAATCTTCATTAGTATTCGGTATTAAAGAAAAAGGTTTGGAACAATCTACCGTTTTTTGAATTACTTCCGAAATAGTCCAGGGAAGCGTGATAAAGATTGCCTCTGTACATCACAATACGATTGTATTTGTTAGCAACATAATCAGTTTGTTCCCATTTAGTATAATCATATCCATCATATTGCGGGCTATTATTATCTTGGCGTTCGTATTCTTTTGTTTCTTTATAGCGATACAACGCAGTTCCTGAAGATAATGGCGCATCTGGGGTTAGATAACAAACTGCCGCCCAAGTATTAAAACTGTCAGCATGAATCCAAGTGCGATCTTTCGCAGTACAAATTTGAAATGCGCCAGTATATCCAGAGTCTTCGAACCAATGAGTAATCTTACCACCAGCATTCTGAATAATCCATTGCATGGATGCTTTTAAATCATCAGGAAGCCATGGTTTTGTTCTGAGACCAGGGTAATTGCCTGAAACTTCAAATGGCTGTGAAAGCGCAAATGCTCGAACGTCATCAGGATTTTGATAAAAATCGTCAGTAATAATCAATGATGTTTTCATACTTTACCTAATAATACATAAATCGACCAGATGTCCCATCCCAACCAGATACAATCCAGTCGGTTTCAATCACATCGGCTTCAAACGGTCTTGTAAAATAATATGACAATGTTTCTATGTCATAATGCGACATCTTAGAATTATTTAGAAGATTGACAGTGGCTTCATTAATATCAATAAACTTATCCAACTGAGAACTGCCAAACCCATATAACACAGTACAATACTGATGCAATCGGTTATTATTTTGACAATTTCTACGATCTACAAATTGATATTTCCAACTGTCATTCCATTCAAAATTTAATGGGCGCTTGAAAAATATTTTATTTTTATTTTTCTCTGTGAATAGAGAATTGTTTAAATTGAAATAAAAATACCGACCAGTTGCCTTTAAGATATAATCATATTGTTGTAATTGTTTTTTGTTATGTTTAAGATATGTGTTGAGTAGCAAAGACTCGCAAAGACTTTTGTTTGGGTGAGAGTTAACTATCTCATGGGCTTCCACTGATAATTGTTTTAGTTGGACAAATTCTACATTCCTAAGATGACTCAAGGTTATGATATACTCATAAACATCTTCGGACGAATCTACAATTACAATTTTTGTATTTGGTAAACTATTTTGTAAAGAATTAACTGTAAATATAGTTTGCCTTAATCTTTCTTCTGCGTCAAATTTAGATCGTGTTGGGCTGTAAGTAAAAGTTCCTGGTCTTGGGCTGATTGACGATCCAACAACTACAAGGTTATTCATAAAATTGATTCTTGATTACTTTATCTAAATACTGCTTATGCTTTAAATGCACCATTTCATCAGAAAAATTTAATCCCCATCCACGACAATCAGATGATTCAATTTTGTCTATTGAATTCATAGCAGTTAATAATGATTTAAAATCTCTAACTCTGTATCCTGTTTTGCCTTCCACCACAGTTTCAGTAAATCCGCCCCAATCAGTTGTGATTGATGGTGTGCCAGATAGATTTGCTTCGATGACCATGTTACCGAATGGCTCAACATAATGCGTTAATCCGATTAAACACTTTGCTTTACGCATCAACTGTTTTCGTTGTTCAGCATCAGCAATGCCAAACATCGTAACATGATCTGGAGTTTTGTTGTATCCTAAACTCTGCAACGATCCAGGACCAGCAATAATAAGTTTTTTGCCTAGCCTTTCTGTTGCTTGAATTGCAAGATGAACACCCTTTTCTTCAACGACTCTACCAAAATACAAAAAATAATCATCTTTAAAATCACAATATTCAAACTCACTAACTGTAAATGGATTTGGAATTACTGCATCGAACCAAGAAGGATTCATGAGCATCCCACGCTCACCATAAAAGAAATGCATGTTAGCATAAGAAGTAAACACGCGATATGGCGCAAATATTCCATTGGCTCTATATCCAATAGATGGTTCAACTGGTTTGCAATTTGGATTCATTTCGCAAGCAAGTTGATTATCAACTCCAAAAAAACAAGCAATTATATCTCCATCGCTTGCTCTTTTACGAATTTCTTCACCAGCAATTTCATTGAAACGTTTTATTTCTGTTGGTGTTGTTGGAATATCAACATGTTCACACTCAACCTGTGCGCCAGGAATTCCATAGTGAATCATATGGAAATGCTGAGAAAGATGCTGGATATATTTGTATGTGTGAACAGCAAAAGGATCAACGCGATTTGTTAATCCTGTAGGTGTGCGAGGATTCCCCAATACATGAACTTTCATAACAAACTCAAATTACCAATATAAAATTATTTAGCATCCTTCATTGTCAAGGTTCCCCAGTACGTTGATCCACCATCATAGGTGATAAACGTCCACAAGTCACGTGCATTTGATGCTACTGTAGCAGGCGGTATAGCACCACCAGCCCAATAAACAGTGTTAGCAAATGTTGGGTATCTTCCACCAGTTCCATCTTGCAATAATAGTAACGTAAACAATTGACCTGTTCCTGATGAAGGAGCATTGGTAAATGTAAATGCTACGTTTGCAGTCATAACATGACGGAAATAATTTGAGTCTGTAAGATTTACAGTATTTGCGCCATTCGTATTAGTATTAGCAACAATAAAATCTTTGACTGCTTTTAGTGTTGCGCCTTCGTTTGGTCCTGTTGGACCTTGTGGTCCCTGTGGTCCCTGCGGTCCTTGAGGACCAACAACACCCTGCGGACCTTGAGGACCTGTAACACCCTGCGGACCTTGTGGACCAGTGTCACCTTTATCACCAGTGCGCACAAATGTCATCGTTACATTTGCGCCATTAGGGAATGATGTTACACCAGTTGTGTGGTCAACAGGAATAAAGAAGTAATCTGCAACATGATCATGCAGACCAGTTATATTAAAGAATGCAAAATTTAAAACGTTTGCGGTATTCGCAATTTTAAATGTTCCTTTAATACTTGATGTAGAATCGTCAATCGTTTGCAAATAATTAAACACATTTGCGCCGTTGTCGTCAATAAAATCAAGTATCATCGTATTTGCTGTTGAGAAATCAGCACTGTCAAATTTAACGTTTGCGGCACCTGGATCAGTGTTTGCAGTATTTGTTAAGTACACAAACTCAAAGGTTGCGCCACCGAATTCACCAGTATCACCCTTCAATCCTTGTGGACCCTGTGGACCCTGTGGACCTGTGTTTCCTTGTGGACCCTGTGGTCCAGTTGAACCATTAGAACCTGCTGGACCTTGTGGTCCTTGAGGTCCAGTCACTGAGTCACCAGTTGATCCGATAGGACCTTGTGGACCCTGTGGACCCTGTGGTCCTTGTGGACCAACAGGACCAACATCACTGATGTTGATTGTTCCAGCCATTGACGAGTGGAACTGGCAAACATAATACAACACGCTTGGTGCATCATATGGAACAGCAAATGTAATTGTACCAACAGCAACACCACCATTTGTTATTCCATTGGTGTATATGTTTCCAGAACTATATGCCCCAGAAACTGTTTGAATCCAAAATGGATGACCAGAAGCATTAACACTAAATGTATAGGTAAATCCACGCAACAGATTCAATGTCGGATTATTTGAACCATCAATTACATAAGCACTTGCGCCGCTGTTTGTGACTGTATAATTTCTTGCGCCAGTAGCACCCTGTGGACCCTGCGGTCCTGTTGATCCTTGCGAACCTTGTGGACCCTGAGGACCCTGAGGACCAGCAACAGTTGATGCATCACCCTGTGGACCTTGTGGACCTTGTGGTCCAGCATTACCAGTTAATCCTTGTGGACCCTGAGGACCCTGAGGACCCTGCGGACCTGTTGAACCTTGTGCGCCTTGAGGACCCTGAGGACCTGTTGATCCAGCAGCGCCTTGTGAACCCTGAGGACCTTGTGGACCTTGCGGTCCAGCATCACCTGTTAATCCTTGAATACCTTGAGAACCTTGTGGACCTTGCGGACCTGTCACGGAGTTTCCTTGCGGACCTTGAGGACCCTGAGGACCAGCAACAGTTGACGCATCACCCTGTGGACCTTGTGGACCTTGTGGACCCTGAGGACCAGTATTACCTGTTAATCCTTGAATACCTTGTGCGCCTTGCGGACCTTGTGGACCTTGAGGACCTTGAGGACCAGGAACAGTTGATGCATCACCTTGCGCGCCTTGAGGACCTTGTGGACCCTGCGGACCTTGTGGACCAACAACACCTTGTGGACCTTGAGGACCTGTATTTCCAGCAGGACCTTGAGGACCTTGTGGACCTGGGTCACCAGTGCTGCCTTGAGCACCCTGCGGACCTTGTGGACCAAGTGGACCCTGCGGACCTGCTACACCCTGCGGACCTTGTGGACCCTGAGGACCAACATCGCCTTGCGGACCTTGCGGACCTTGTGGACCTATCGCTCCTTGAGGACCCTGCGGACCCTGTGGACCAGTTGTTCCTTGAGGACCCTGCGGACCTTGAGGACCAACGATAGGACCAGCGTCAATCCAAGATGAAGTTCCAGAACTCCACACATACAAATGACCATCAGCGGTAACAATATATGCATCGCCATCCGATGCACCGCCAGGAAGATTTCCCACAGTTAATACTGTGCCAAGAACTGTGATGCCAGTTCCTGTTGCTCCAGATGGACCAGATGGACCAGCAACACCCTGTGGACCTTGAGGACCTTGCGGACCTGCTAATGATGGACCTGTTGGACCTAAAGCACCTTGCGGACCTTGAGGACCTTGTGGACCTAGATCGCCCTGATTACCTTGCGCGCCAATTAATCCTTGTGGACCCTGTGGACCCTGTGGACCCTGTGGACCTGCTACGCCCTGCGGACCTTGTGCTCCAGTAACGCCTTGTGGACCTTGAGGACCTTGCGGACCAGTTTCGCCTTGATCGCCTTTCGGACCCTGAGGACCAATACTTCCTTGAGGACCTTGTGGACCTTGCGGACCTGTAACAGAATTTCCTTGTGGACCTTGTGGACCCTGTGGTCCAGGAACAGTTGATGCATCACCTTGTGCGCCTTGAGGACCTTGCGGACCAAGTGGACCTTGAGGACCAACAGCACCCTGAGGACCTTGTGGACCAGCATTACCTTGCGCACCTTGTGGACCTTGAGGACCAGTTGAACCTTGTGGACCCTGCGGACCTGCTAATCCTTGAATGCCTTGTGATCCAGTTACACCTTGAGGACCTTGAGGACCAGTTGAACCTTGTGGACCCTGCGGACCAGTAACTGATGCGCCTTGCGGACCAGAAGGACCTTGAGGACCAGCGACAGTTGAATTAGCACCACTTGGACCACTAGGACCTTGAGGACCTAATACGCCTTGCGGACCAGAAGGACCTTGCGGACCTTGAGGACCTGTCGCGCCACTGGGACCTTGAGGACCTGTAGAACCATCTGGACCCTGAGGACCTTGTGGACCTTGTGGTCCTGCAGCGTATGTAATGCCAATTGTCGTCATTTCGTTACCTGTGGATTAACTGTTATAATACCTTCGAACATTCTTGTTGTTGCATTCGAAGTATCAATTTGTTTAATATCAAACACATAACGACCTGCTTTGATATTTGCAGTCGATGCGGAATTGAGAGAAAATCGCACATTACCATTCGCAGCATTTACTACTGAAACAGTTAAATTTGCGGTTGCGCTGGTAGAATAGAATGATTTGCGCATAGATGATGAAAAGGTGTATCCTGCAACGTTGATTACGCTGCCATCATCTCTTCGGACTACGATATCGAGATTAAAATCTGTGCCCTGATCGAGGTCTACTTCTACAAATTGCGCCATTTAGGAATTCCTGAATTTATATGGGTATTTATTAATATTGGAATCCTTCGATTCAGTCACAAACTAGGTTCTGTCAGGCACCTCCCAATCCACCACAACTCCTGGGTTTGGTGTGATTGCTCTGGAGATAGCGCGGTTTTCTAATTTTCTATTTATATAATCAACCCCTGTAATCTTGCGATAATGTTCAAGTTGATCTTCAGATAAAGAGTAAATGTAATCAATAATCTCTTTCTTAGAACGATTATGATTCATTTCCAGTTTTTGCGGATCTGCAACTGGGTTGATAGTTTGTTTGGTATCATGGCTGCCAGAACGGACGTAATGATACACGCGGATTCTTCTTTGGTGGTAAATATGGTATCCAGCCAAAATCGTGCTAATAACGAATATTTGCTCTTCGCCTTCAAAGAAGATTTTGGTATTATATCCCACATCTTTAATCCAACTTACTGGCATAAAGAAGTTGCCAGCGCAAATATGAATAGATGGAGTTACATGCTCAGTTGCAGAAACCCAAGGACCATGAGCGTGGAGACGGAGATCTTTATCGAATTGAAAATATCCTAACTTAACAGTGATGTCATCTGTTAGGGTGTGTTTAATAATTCTGTTTTCTTCAAGATCAAAGTTTTTTGTGCCAGCAGTTAAAACAACTTTATCTGTATTGGCGATTTTTCGAGCATCATTGTAATCTAGAATTAACTGGTGATCCCAATCTTTGTCGAACAACATATGAGAATCAATTTGATATTGAAACTCTTCGTCGTAGATTTGCATTGAATTGATACTTCGCGCCCAGACTACTCCGTCAGAGAACTCAGGATCAATGCGTTTATATCTAATTCTAGGATGTTTAACTAGATCAGGGTTTGTAGTTTGTAAACTGTTCTCAAGTTTAGTTTGCTCAAACACACCATATGTGATTTGGTTTCTACCTGATTCAGTATCAAGTAGACTCTGTATAGTTGGTGCTAATAACTTGTCTCTATAAGAACATATGTTTACAAATATTTTAGCCATTATTCTACTTTCTTATTGAGTGTATACTTTTTACGAATCATATAATACTTTCTGTAAAAATTAGATTCGTGAAACCATTTTAATATTTTGTTATAATCATCTTGCTCTTGAGTGGCAGCACCATAACTCGCAACTATTGTTTTATCAGTAATAAATGGAATTACGTGCAAAATAGGATCACCTGCTTTGATTTCTAATTCGCATTCTCGTTTAGGTGAGCAAATAAAATTAACTGTTGTGAAGCCTTTGTAATCTACAACTCCTGGATACACATAAAGATCATCTAAGAACGTAGAGTGATAAAACGCTGGCATCACAAGTGCTGAAATATTACCATTACCATGAATTTTCCATGCTCCAGGAAAATTTAAAATTGATGGCTGAACGCCACCTTGAGGCGCAAAGATTCCATCAACAATGCCTATGTCCATATATTGTGGCTGACCCAGAGGGGTTTGACGTTTTTTAGAATCTTCTCCAGCGTTTCCAACTACACCAACAAATCCTGCTTTGTTTGCTTTGATATGAAAATTGCTCCAAGCAGGAATAATATATCCTATTCTAGCATAGTCATGCATACCAGGACATTTAGGGAAATTGTAATTATCAAACTTTTTTTCTTGATGTTCTTTAAATGGTTTTAAATCTTTAGCAAGAATAGGCGGATAATGCGGATAAACTACTTTAGATTTGTCCACAAACTCAAGATCTGGTTTATCTTTTTTTAAAAAATTAAACATAATTATTTCTTCTCTCTCAATTCATAAGTATAGTAGTGCGTTCTATTATTTTGAATTCTGCCTATTCTTTCAACAGTTTTAAACTCACTTTGCGTAATTGGTCGAACTACAGGCTTCTTCTCAAACGAATTTCGTTTGATTGGTATAGCAGTAACTAATGGTGTGCCTGCAGGAATGTGAACATCAGCATCAAATATATTTAACAACGCAGGAAAATTAACTTCTTTAGGATATTTGTCCGTATCAACCATTGCGCTTAAACATGTAAACGGTTGATCAAAATGATTTAGTGGGCTAATGAATAGCGTTGACCAACCTGGTGCTGTTTTAATGATCCATCGATTTAAAAATTTTAGCGGATTACCATGATTAGGTCTTGCTGCGTTTGGACCACCAACTTGATCAGCAGTATGAAACTCGCAAACTTTAAGACCAGGAGGATTAATCACATCTATTTGACTATTATTATGATTACTACGAATGTGGAGATCGGCACAAATAGGAATAGTAAATCCTAGCGACATCGCATCTAATAACGGTAAACAACGTTTTGCTGACATTGCTTTGTTACCAAATGAGTCACGATCATCACCAAACGTTGGCTCAAGGTTCTTAAACCAATCAGGAAGATGTTTAACAGCAGCTCTTGGCTCAGGGATAATACCAACCAAATCAGGATGACAATAAAACTCTATGATTGGATTATCCCAAAACTTGAGTTTTTTAAATGTTACCATGTATTTTTACCCATCACCCAAGCAACCAACGATTTTCGAATACCAGAAGTCACTGGTCGAACACGATGTGGCATTTTGGAATCAAAGAAAATCACATCACCAAGTTCTGGTTTAGCGAGAAATGGTTCATCAACACGACCATTTAATACGCACTCAAACTCACCGCCTTCATATTTGCTTGGGTCAGTAAGAACAATAGTTGCGCTGATTTTTCTTTCAAATGGAGTTGACAAATTTGATGCATCAACATGCCAATCATAATGTTGTTTGTCTTTAGACTTGTAAACAGTGTATTGAAAATTTTCAAAACCATCAACATCATACATAAAATGATCATAATTGACGGCAGAAACTAAACTAGAAAATTTTTGATAAAGCCAATCTGAAGTTTGGTCATGCATAATCCACATGACTTCACTATCACGAGTTTTTTTGTTGACTTGACCCTTACCTGTCCCAGCGCCGACGGCACCTTTTTGAAATTTTTGCAGGTCTTCTAGGTCTAGGATCTTTTCTATTTCGTCTTTGGTAAATGCTTTTGTAGCAACACAAAAACGATTCAAAACACGAGCATAACGTTGCACTGGATACGGCATAAAATAAACCTCAAAAATAACGAAATCAAATTATAACTTATTTATGAAACTTTGTAAAGTATATTTGTACGACTTTATACTTACTCAAGTTTGATGACAATTTGTCCACCAGGAGGAACAGCAACAGCAAGATTATCAATTGGAAATGAATCATATGGAACAACTGTTTCTGGAATAGTTGGAGCCACAGTTGAGATTGGTCCACCTGGGAAGTATACGCCAAGAATAGTTTGCGCTTGCCCAACATTTCCTGGTGTATATGCTGTAATTGGGCGACCTGTTTCTGGTTGATTAGCAATTGGGTATGCTATGTTGTAGTTGGTGCTATAGTTGACGCTATATGCAGTAACTGGTCTAGATGCTTCTGGTTGATTTGCTACTGGATATGCAATATTATAATTGGTATTATAATTGATCGTGAATGCAGTCGCTGGCTGATTAGCAATCGGCTGGTTAGCAACTGGATAAGCAACATTATAATTTGTGTTATACAAAATACTATATGCTGTTGCTGGTTGGTTAGCAATAGGATACGCAATATTGTAGTTTGTGTTGTAAAGAATACTGTACGCAGTCGCAGGTTGGTTAGCAATTGGCTGATTAGCAACAGGATACACAGTATTATAATTTGTAGAATATGCAGTAACTGGTCTAGATGCTTCTGGTTGATTTGCTACTGGATATGCGATGTTGTAATTAGTTGAGTACGCAGTAACTGGGCGTGACGCCTCAGGTTGACTTGCTACTGGATACGCAACATTGTAGTTAGTATTATAGAGAATCGTGTACGCAGTAACAGGTCGACCAGTTTCTGGTTGGTTAGCAATTGGATATGCAACGTTGTAATTTGTGTTGTAGAGAATAGTATATGCTGTCGCAGGTTGGGTTGCGATAGGATATGCTACGTTGTAATTCGTTGAGTATGTAATCGAATATGCAGTTGCAGGTTGGTTGGCTATAGGATATGCAACGTTGTAGTTTGTATTGTAATTTGCGTTGTTACCACCAGCAGGAGTGCAAACAAAATTTGCTGTATAATACACCTCAAATTCTGGATAGAAGTTATAATCGATTGAATAATATGTGAATGGTGTGGGGCATGAACCACTTCCATTATAATTTCCTGATGTATTGAATGCTCCATAAAAATTATCAGAATAATATTCATTCGCATACCAGTTAAAACTTGTCGCTGGATTGTAACTTGCGATTGGTTGGTTGGCTACTGGATATGCAATATTATAATTCGTTGAGTATGCAGTAATCGGTCTTCCAGTTTCAGGTTGGTTGGCAACTGGATAAACAGTATTGTAATTTGTAGAATATGCTGTAACAGGTCTAGATGCCTCGGGTCTATTCGCAACAGGATATGCAGTATTATAGTTAGTTGAATATGTGATGCTATAAGCAGTCGCTGGTCTTGATGCTTCAGGTCTATTTGCTACTGGATATGCAACGTTGTAGTTCGTGTTATAGAGAATCGTGTAAGCAGTGATCGGCTGATTAGCAATAGGATACGCAACGTTATAGTTGGTATTATACAGAATAGTGTATGCAGTAATCGGCTGATTGGCAATAGGATACGCGACGTTATAGTTGGTGTTATAATTTGTGCTGTAAGCAGTTGCAGGACGCGATGCTTCTGGTCTGTTTGCTACTGGGTATGCAACATTATAGTTTGTAGCCCAAGCAGTAATAGGTCTAGATGCTTCTGGCTGTGTTGCAATCGGATATGCAATATTATAGTTGGTGCTGTAGTTTGTACTGTATGCAGTTGCAGGACGAGCTGCTTCAGGTTGTGATGCGATCGGATATACTGTATTGTAATTTGTGTTGTACAGAATACTGTACGCCGTCGCTGGTTGATTAGCAATTGGCTGATTTGCGATCGGATAAACAGTGTTATAATTTGTTGCATACGTGATTGCGTATGCTGCAGCCACTGGATCATTACCCGTTCCAGCGCGCCCAGATATGGTTCCCTTGAATTGACCATATGGAATCGTAAGGTTTCCAGGGGCATTGAACGTGGTAACTGCTCTGGCTGCACCTAAAATCCAAGATTTTGATAAAATTAATGGCTTTGACATGTTCGCTCGCTACAACCGCAAAAGTATTTAGCGATTCGAATCACTCAATCTTTACGATGATTTGTCCGCCAGAAGGAACCTGTACTGGGTAATTTTCATTATCCTTGAAGTCCCAATAATTAACAACAGTTTCAGGCACAGTTGGAGCAAGCGAGGCAACATCACCGCCTGGGAAATACACACCTAGCACATTTGTTGGTGTTCCAGGCGCACCAGGAATATAAGATGTGAGCGGTTGGTTAGCAATTGGCTGATTTTGTATAGGATATACGACATTATAATTTGTGTTGTAGTTTGTTGACCATGTGGTAATTGGTTGGTTGCCAACAGGATAGACAATATTGTAATTTGTATTATAGTTTACTGAGTATGCTGTAGCAGGCTGATTGGCGATAGGTCGATTTCCTTCCACTGCAACTACGTTATAATTCGTTACCCATGCTGTTGCTGGTTGGTTTGCTATTGGCTGATTAACTACTGGATATACAACGTTGTAGTTGGTGTTGTAGTTTGTGGTGTATGCAGTTGCTGGCTGATTAGCAATAGGTTGTGCAGCAATCGGATATGAAATGTTGTAATTTATGTTATAATTCGTAACCCATGCATTTGCAGGCTGATTAGCAATAGGTTGACTGCCGATAGGATATGAAATGTTATAATTAGTAGTATAATTCGTTACCCATGCAGTAATTGGCTGATTGGCAAGATTTTGTTGACTGATTGGATAAGCAATATTGTAGTTGGTGTTATAGTTTGTTTGCCAAGTTGTTGCTGGTTGGTTTGCGATTGGCTGATTAACTACTGGATATACAACGTTGTAGTTGGTGTTGTAGTTTGTTTGTAATGCAGAATAAAAAATTTCAATATAACCCGATGTTGGATCTCCTGGTAATGGGCTTCCAAATTCGTCTCTAATTGCATTAGCGTACATACTAACAGGATCTGGCAAATTTGTATTTGTGCCTAATGAATCCCATAAATTTGTGCCATAATTTCCCGATGTTAACTGTATGGGATATTGCGAGAATTGGTAATCAGCCCCGCCTACCCAATATGATGCAGCCCAATCTACATTACCGATTGGCTGATTTCCGACAGGATATGCGACGTTGTAATTAGTATTATAATTAGTTACCCATGCTGTTTCTGGCTGATTTGCTATTGGCTGATTAACTACTGGATACACAACATTATAAAATGTTGCATAATTCGTTACCCATGCTGTTGCTGGTTGATTAGCAATAGGTCTGTTTCCAGTGCCATAGACAATATTGTAAAAAGTGACGTAATTAGTTGAATATGCAGTTGCTGGTTGATTACCAATAGGTCTGTTACCTTCAACTCCGACAGTGTTATAGAAGGTGACATAGTTTGTCACCCAAGCAATTGCTGGTTGATTGTCTATTGGACGATTTTCAATAGGATATACGACATTATAATTCGTGTTGTAATTAGTTGAATATGCAGTTGCTGGTTGATTTCCGATTGGATAAACAATATTATAATTTGTACTATAATTTGTAACCCAAGTTGTTGCAGGCTGATTCGCAACAGGTTGATTAACTACTGGATATACTACATTGTAGTTTGTAATCCAAGCAGTAGCAGGTCTATTGGCAATAGGTTGAGTCGCGACTGGATACGCAACATTATAATTTGTATTGTAATTTACTGTATAAACTGCAGTAGGAACGTTACCAGAACCACCGCGACCAGAAACAGTTGCAATGTGTCTTCCGTAATCTATGAAAAGATTAGTTGGTGAATTGAAGGTCTGCGTACCGCGCGAAGGACCTACGATCCAGGATTTTTCTAATGTATCTGGTCTACGTGCCATGAATATTATCTAGCGTCTTTAACAGCAAGTGTGCCAATATAGGTCGCGCCACCGTCATATGTTGTAAATGTCCAGACATCTGTTCTTCCAGCAGCGGAAGTTGTTGCTGGAGGCACTTGCCCACCAGCCCAATAAACAGTGTTACTCCAAGAAACAGTTTTACCACCCCCACTACCTTGGATAACCACCAATGAAAACGTCATAGCAGTTCCTGATGGTGGTGCGTTGGTGAAGTTAAACGTTGTACTACCAGACAAAGTATATCTGAACCAGTTAGAATTAGCAAGGTTTGCTGACACAGTTCCTGAAACAGTGCTAGTGTCTAAGAAATCCTTGACAGACTTCATTGTTCCTGTGATGTTACCAGAAGTATTGATTTCACCAGTTACAGTTAAGTTTGCAGCAGTTAAATTACCAGTGTTTAGAGGTGCTGGTAGTCCATTTGCTAGGAAATTCCAAGTATCCGTAATATCATTCCAAAACAATTCAGCGTTACCAGAAACAGCAGAACGCTGCACTCGAATTGTTCCGTTGCCGTCTGTTGTTGCACCGAAGCGTAGGATATACTTGTCATCAGCAGTTGTTGCTGGTGCTTGGATTGGATCAATTACAGTCAATGTTGTGATTGTAGCATTGATCAAATTAGCATTCGCAATATTAGCAAGGCTAACTACTGCTAGATTATTTGTTTGAGTTCTATTTGAAACAACGAGGTTCCCTGATGTTGTGTTTTGTGTAACAGCAAGATTTCCAGTTGATGTATTTTGAGTTACAGAAAGATTACCAGAGAACGTATTTTGAGCAACAAAAGCATTACCAGTAAATGTGTTCCAAGTTACACCGAGATTAGAATAAAGATTTGCGTTGCCTGTAACTTCTAGTCTTGATCCAACGTTAACATTTCCTGTGACATTGGCACTAGCAAAAAAGAATGTATTTGGCGTCACTTCAAACGTTGCAGCGCCATGAGTATTTGCTACATTAACATGGTTGCCAAAGAAGTATGTGTTTGGCGATACGTTAAAGCGAGCATCAGCAGTTGTATTTGAAACTCTTACTTTCTGCGATGAAATCGTTGTATTTGATTCAACGTTAAACGTGCCACCTGCTTGCGTATTTGAGATTACGACATTTGATGCCGTGATTAACGTATTTGAAGAAACGTTGAATGTGCCGCCAACAGTTGCATTTGAAATGCTTACGTTTGTTGCATAGATAACTGTGTTTGTATTAATCTGATACAAGTCAGTAGCACCCATGCGGCGATAGTGAATATCACCAGCATCAACATATAGGTGATTGGTTGAGTTGTCTAATTCGACGTTGAATACTGTTAGAGTTCCGTCGATATTTGTGTCATCAGCGACAAATAACACCGCCAGTAGTATTTGCGATTCGAAGATAACCCTCGTTGATCGTCACATTTCCGCGTGGCTTTACAAAGTTGCCGCGAGTAATTTCGTTCACATCATTTGCAACAAGATTGTCATTAATACGCCATTGATTAAACGTATTTGATGTGCTAATAATTGCAACGTTAATTGTATTTGCCATGTTTTATTTCTCGCCGCCAACGGCTTTTAAAATTTGCCCTAACATATTTTTGATATCAGAAACTTCTGACTTCAGATTATTTATCTCTGATTCCACATTCTTTTGTCTGCGAATCTCAGCTATTTTTTGTTGATGCTTAACAACTGCAGACTTGTTTGTATTTAATAACGCAAAGTTGTTCATATCCTTCACGAAATCCATATTATCTGACACTCTTGCTTTATCTTCCATATTATCCCTCAGGAACAGCAATAATTCTCAAGTTGCGAACTTTAGGAACAATTGACGCATCGCTGGATGTTAAACAAATTTTAACTTGGAAGTTTTTGAATGTTCCACCGATAGGATATGAAATACCATTTTCAGTATAGTTGATTCTATTTTCTTCCAACGAAGGACGGAATTCTAACCCAACTAATGTTTGTGCGTTGCGCGAAAATACTTCTTTGACTTTGTCCATACGAAGCCAGCTCTTATCTGAAATTCTATCTGGATCATCTGAGGAAAGAACTTTGTAGTATACTTCGATGCCGCAAGCTGTTGGTAAAATCGCATCCATAAACACGCGAATATCACCTGACTCAAATCCATCACCGAGAACGATTTCGCGAGTAATGTACTTGGCTAGGATATTGCCGCCGTTCTTACCTGTTTCACCAGACACTAGAGCAACAGCTTGTACTGCTGATGCAGCATTACCATTTGCGATAGTCATTGTTGGTGATTCTAGATATCCCTTACCAACTGTTGTTATAACGATATGACTTATTGTGTTAGAGCCGTCGGTATTTGCTACAGCAAATCCTGTTGCGCCACTACCATTATCGTTTGCGTTATTGGTAATTGTGATGTTATAGAAACCAACGTTCCAGTTATTCGCATAGAACGTTTGACGATATAGTTGAGCAAAGTTATTAAGTGATGTATTTGATCCACCAACAATAGAGTTGCCGCTATTTGCGTGGGCATTATATCCTGCACCAACGTTGGTGATTGAGATATCGCTATTACTTAAACCTGCATTGTTAATGCCGAAGGTCACAGCAGCGACAGACAAACGCTCAGTATTAACAATTGGCGAAACGTCTGGGTTACTTGATGACATTTGAACAGTCATTACGAAACTATTTGCATTTCCGCGTTCAATCACACGACGATTTAAGAACGTTGCTGAAGATTCTTTACCAGAACGATCGAGCAATGTGCCGTATTCAAGAGCAACGTGTGGTGTTAAGAATACACCAGCGTTTTCTAGTGTTCCATCAATCGCATACTTACCCTTTAGATTGTAATCAACAATACCAACTGGGAATCGTAAATCTGATGACATCAACATAACACGATCAACTAATGTATTTGCTGTTGGCGTTTCATCAAGACTAAACGTTGCCGTACCAGCAGATTCAAAGACTGCTTTATTTAATACGAACATTAGGTCTTGATTTTGATATGGCGTCCAAGTTGATGAGTTTTGTGAGCGGAAGAATGAACCAGCATATGGTTGCTCTGAGATACGACGTGCTGGTGTTATACCTAGAACATCTGTTCCCAACTCAGCAATCCAAACTTCATAGTCTGGGGAATCTGATCCAATCACAATAGCATATTCACGATTTGGTTCTAAGTATACTGGGTCATCAAATGTAAACTTTGTGACAGTTGCGACATTTGATGTGCTTGGAACTTCAGAGATCTTTACATCTTTTGATTGTAATGTTTTCGCAGCCAAGTAGTTCTTTGTTGGATAACCATTTTGAACTTCGGCAATCTTAACTGTAACAGGAAGTTGTAAAGACCCACGTGAAATTAATTTAGAATTTTGGAAATACTGCGCAACTGATGGCTTACTCTTAAAGAACAAGTCAATTGAACTACAGAAGATACCATAATCCTGCTGATTTCCGTTTGGCTTTGGCGTAAAGAACGTTTGAGCCAACCCGTCTCCAAGAGGAATACGTGGTGTTGTGGATGCTGTTGAACCAGTAACAGGAGACTTTGTTGCAGATCCATTAAAGGTTCTATCAGCAGGAGAAACTGGTGCGACTGGAATATCAGCAAAAGTTTCTGGAAGAGGTGGTAATACAGGAGTCGTTTGAATTCTCTGTGTTTGTTTTAATATACCACTTGCCGCATAAGTTGCTGCTGCGCGCATTTTGTAATCAGGATCATTAAAGCGAGCAGTATCTGTGATCGTAAAGACACGATCGCCAGTTTTAAACTTAAACGTTGGGTATGATGGAATATGGAAAATACCAGCAAGAGTTCCGTACTGATCAACTTCGAAATTACCGATTGAGTAGTGCGTGTTTGTTGTTGGAGTAAATGATAATGCGCTGTTTAATACAGCTTGTGCGCCGCTGATTGACACAACACGACGCAACTCACCAACACCAGTTCCTGTTGTGAAGTAAATCAAATTACCGTTTGCAGGATTATTTCCGCTGCTCGTCACCAACATGACTGTTGATGTGTTAGGAGCAAGAGTATTAGCAATTACACCAGAGCGATGGATGAATGAACTTACGTTGATATTAACAGAAGTGTTTGTGACGCTACGAATAAAATTATTTGAAGCGATGCCGAGTGTGTTGAAGTCGTTAGCAGCAAGAGGTTTTGCTGCAGGGTTTGATGCGTTCCACATTTGAACAAGAACATTTGATCCAGCAACATTTGAGTTTGCTACAATGTTACCGTCCATAGGCTCAATAGCAATAGAACCTGCACCACCAACATTGAAGAATCGAACGACGCCTTTAAACGTCGCAAGATCATATCTGTTTGTTCCGCTGGCTGTCTGATAGATAATGTCGCCATCTTTATAATCAGAACTCATTGACGAAAGAACATTAACACCAACTGCATCTACGTTTAGGTTGATGTAGTTTTGGTTAACGTAAAGAATATTTTCGCCTGAAGTGGCAATAACAGTCGCAAAAGCATTATTTCTTTGCGGAGCAATAACACCTTCGCCAGGATAAAAAGAATCAGAAGTTTGGAAATCTGTTACAGAAACAACATTACAATTTGCGTACACTGTACCACTGCTTACGTTTTCAATAAACAATTGAGCAGTTTCATCAAAGTCGCCGCTTAACCGACGAATAATGATTGTTGAGTTAGCAGAATAAAATGCTTCAATGCGACCATTAAAGGTGTTAACAGTATTTGATGTTCCTTGGAAAACAATATCTGTTTGTGCGTCATTCGCAGAAGTAGTGATCGTGGTAGAATTATTTCGACTTACTGCGATAATTTTTTTAGAATCAAGAAGCAATCTTCCGCCAGCCTGACAAAAATTATTAACTGCGACGTCATCGAAGAATAACTTTGCAAGAGTATATGGCATAAGATTATGCGCAGTAAACTCAACATCGTTATATCGAATGTATGGAATTAGACTTGTATCTACTACCAATTTACCAAAATTAGTTGTAATTGCCATGTATTTTTCTACCCTTTAATTTCTGTCATAATTAAAATCTTCAAGATCTCCGCGACCACCACCGCCGCTTAATTGCGCATCAGTAAATCCACTGATACCACCACTGAATGAATTATCTAGTACGATTGGTGGTGTAACTGTTGGATTTGGTGATGGTATTGAGTCTGGTTCAACTGTAAATACTGTTGGTGGATAACTTGGAGCCCATAGGTTATCTCCGCCTAGTGTGCCACCAAATTGCCACAAATTTCCATAAAAACGAGGAATACCACCCCACCATGGATCATAACTGAATATAATAGGTGGGTCAATAATTTCCAATACAGGTGGTGGTTCTGGTTCTGAAGGAATGATTGGAATTACTGGAGCAGGTGGTGTTGGTGGTGTAACAACAACATCATCATCTCCAGATGGAGCTGGTGGATCGCCACCAGGAGTTGTAATAATAACTGTGTTAGCATTACTTGTTGGTGTTGGAAGAGTTGGTGGCGAAGGTGGCTCAACAACTGTTTCTCTGATCACCGTAGTATGTTCAATAATTCTCTCAGGAACTGAAATAATTTCTGGTTTGAGATCTTCAGCTGACCAGTAATCTGTATCTGGCGTCAATGAAATTGATCCATTAAATTGACCGAATAAGAATGGCTGGACGCCAACGCCCTTGTTAGAAACAAGTCCCTGAGAAATTGCTGGTGTTTCAGTAAATTCTAGGGAAACTGTTTTCTTATTCAAAGTTGTATTTGTTAAGTTTGTTTTCTTAAACCCAATAGGCGTGATCTTCATTGTTGGAAGCATAAAGCCATTTTCTAGAGCAACTTTAAAGTCGCTCGACTTAAAGTCAGCAATATTAAAGTTTAAGAAATTCTCGCCAACAATACCATACTTCTCTTTATCAGTACCATCTTCATATTGAGTCTTGTCTGACATAGCAAGTTTTTCAACATTGTTTAGTGATACGAAGAACTCAACTTTTTGTAGACGTTTCTCAATCGAAGAAATATCCTTCATTGTGAAACGGCGATTCTCAACATACTTTGTTTTAATCTCACGAATATCAGCCACATATGGTGGGAGATATAGTGTGTACAATGTCATTGCGTCATCTAGATCTTCAGGAGGTAGTGGTCTTGGAGCAGACTTACCTTGAATGACGCGGAATTCTTTATCCTTTGATAGCACCAACTTGTCAATGCGAGGTAGATAATAATCTAATGACAATTCCGTAACTTCATCTGGTGATGGAAGATTTGGAACTGTTAGAGTCTCAGCTGTATCGCCGATTGGTCTAGTTGGACGGAAATCTAAACAATCGCGCAAGTAATATACTTTGCCTGTTGACGATGTGTAGATAGGGATTGCTCCGCTCTCATATTGATTTTGCGAATATGAGTCTACAGAGAAGAATGATACGTTTGCGCCAGCAACATAAACATGCTGATAGAAATCCACATGCACCAATAATTTGGCGCTTGGACTATCGTAACCAGCCTTAAGAATAAGTTTAGCGTGATCATACACATCATCTCGTTGACCATAATCAACATAAAAACGCTCAGTCACGTCAGTGACATTGTTTACATCAGGTAAGTGAGTTGTGTTACCTGCAAGAACTTTGCGAACTTTAACAACGTCTGGGACAAACAATGATATTGAATCGCCAGGACGTACAGTATTAAATGTCACATCGGTTAAGAAAACTAATCCAGCCGCCACATCAACATTCGCAACTACACCATAATTTGGCACAGTTACTGTTGTGTTACCGCTTGGGCTGCTTGGGTATGTGAAGTTAGTTCTTGTGCCAACAAAAGTTGTATTGCTAAAGAAATTCTTTTTACGAATCTTATCCTCAGCATCATTTTGTTTCACATTAATTAAAATATCAACTTTAAGAATATCAGGAACATATGTGTCTACTGTAACTGTTGTTGCTGGAGATCCGATAGTTACATTAGCAGCAGTAAGCTGAAGAATAGAACCATTTGGATAACTTGTATTTCCATTATTGTCACGGACAACAACAATCAAATTATCTTGAATAGCCGCAGTAGAATCAGAGAACGGAATAGTTTCAAACGTTTCTAAACCAGCGCCTTGAGCCAATGCGAACTGATTTGCTGTACCAGTATTTGAACGATTTAAAATAATTTTATTATAATTGTAGTCAGAATTATTAAGTGATGCGCGTTTAATATAGTTTCCAGGAAGCTGGAAAATTAATCCGTTGCGCAATTTATCTTCAATAACAGTTTCGCCGCCAACATATTGAGATTGGATAGAAATATTCATTGAGGCATTAGCGCCAGCAATAAGAACATTTGCAACTGAAGGTCCAGCAATAAATGATTCTGCATGCGCCATATCAAAGTCTAATTGCACAACTGAGTTTACGTCAGCGATACCATTATTATCGAACGCAGAATCTAGGAATGCTGTTTTAGTCGTGCCGTCATATCGTTCAATTGTTCTTGTTTGACTGGATACGTTTTGATTATATGCAGTTTGAACAAATACTTGAAGTGGGTTTGTTGAAGAATTTGTGCCAACAATTGTTTGAGTAAATTCTGTATTGACGGTTAAGAAATCCCCAGCAGCATTAACGGAAATTACTTCGCGAACATCATTACCCACGCGAATTACTGAACCGACGCTAACATTTGCACCGCTGAATACACTTGCTACAGCAGAATTAGCGTTCAATCGATAAGATCCAGCAAACACATTTGCTACTGCGACATTAGGGATAGCATCTAAACGAACAGGCAAAATTGTTACTGAGACGTTGCGATAAGCATTATTGTAGTCTGACATTTTATCTTGGAATCTAATGGTGTTAGCATTCGAAGACGCAGCAGCAACTTTTACCACCTTCGGATCCATGTTAATTTCTGACATGTAAAGAGCATAGACGCCATTCGAATCTCTAACAGCATCAAAAGCATCAGCTGTTGAGCGAATAAAGTTTTTCACACGAACTGAGCCGATACGAGTATTTTGGTATAACTGTGCGTTTGCTGATGTGCCAAGACCAACGGCAACTTTGGATGTGTCTACGCAGTGTACATCAATCTTTTCTAATGCAGCAATATTAATAAATCCGTTGCTGGAACCACGAAGCGCTGTAACGTATACAAAATTGCCATAAGAAATATCTACGTCTGTGTCGACAAGTGATTTAACATCTGACGGTGAGCGTGGTTTCGGTGCATCAATCTTTAGAGTTCCGATTGTTTCGAACTCAAATCCCTTAACATAAGCCTTACCAGGCTCAATTGAAATAGTATAATTGTTTGCGTCTGTGCCATCTAATAAAGATGCGCGGAATGGCTTAACTGTATAATCTCCAGACTCATCAAACGTGCGACGAGCAAGTGTTTTCTCAAGTTCTGCATAAATTGGATACTTAACTTGTTTGGTGACTGCACCATTTTCTACGCGCATCAATTCGAAAAACTTTGATTCGTCAACAACAGTGTCAAGTGGACGAGTTGAGAGCGTTAAATTAAACTGATAACGATCAGCGCCAGGAGCCTGATAGTTAAACGAACCTTGTGCTGGATCAAGTAGAGTTGAATCGACGTCGCTATCAATAAAGTCGTCGCTGATCTCTAGACCAATTTTAACATTTGCGCTGGTTGTATATGCAGAAACAACTGCAGTTTGATCACCGACTTGGACGAAGAATCCGTCAGCGTAGAATACGCCTTCGTTGATTGAGACAACAGTACCAAAACCAGTTGCGTTGGAAGCAATCAACTGAGCACGAGTTGTAGTGCCAGCGATTGTAACAACATCACCATCTGTGAATTCGTTACCAGTAATATAACGAACTAATAGAGTTGGAATGCCGTCAGTAGGGAAGTATGTGGTTAATACTTTAGCCTGAACTGTGCCAGCTGTGTTTCTAATTACAGTGCCATTAAATTCTTCAATTTCAATGTCAGCATTCTCAAACGTTTCTAGGAGTTTAAGATACTTAACTTTATTATCAAGAGTTAGATTACCACCGATAACGGGAGAACCGTCTTGGAAAACGTGATCGCCAAATTGTTTAATTTGATTTTGTAGAATAGACTGAATTTGCGTCAATTCGCGCGCCTGCACAGCCTTTCCAGGCTTGAACATAATGCGCATATAGTTATTATCTAATGCGTTTTGCGCAAAATCGTCGTTGTAAGGATCAATATTGAATTCCATGAATTTCTACCTAGAATGAAAGTACGATCTTAATTTGATCAATTTGGTTATCTTTACGGACTATATTCGTTCTATTTTCAGCATAAATCAAATCACCGCTAAAGATTCTAAGGTCCGAGTTAGCGATTTCAAGGATCGGAACCGATGCACCTGAAGTCACGCCCTTAATAATCTGTTGCGCAGTAAACGTCCCAGTAATGTTATTTATGTACAAATAATTATCGCCTGGAGCCCAATGAGCAACATTAGCAACTGCAGTTGCGGTCTCAATTTCGCTTCCAAGATACACGGTTTCGTCGTCTCTAAAGTTGGTAATTCCTGGATCGGCAACCAATAAGCGAGTAGATAGACGATAATTGGTTGCATTTGCATAAAATGCGCCATTAGCCACCCATGGGTCTTGTAAAACACCGACTTGATTAAAGTCGAATGTATTTGTAGAATCGCTCATTGGGATAGTATCGTTTTCTGTATCGCTGAACTCAACTGTAATCATTAAACTATGAGCGCGCAATTCGGTAACTGGGTCAGAGCCATGACCACCATGAGGTCCAATTTGAATATCAAAAGCGGCATTTGAGCGTGTAACTACAGCAATTTGACTATTCATATTGCTAAACGCAGTATTCACAGTCAAATATGTTGAATTGACCACCGTCACAACATTTCTGGATTGACCATCAACCGTGATGATATCATTAGTCTTAACATTACCAACGAAATATGTCAAGTTTGATGTATTGCCAGTTACTACTGCTCCAGAAACGTTGACAGTTCCTGCTAATGACAAACTTCCTAATCTATTAGGATCATTTACTGTAATTGTACCACGAGTATAATTATTGCCACCATTTAAAATTGTTACGCTTTGAATACTGCCATCAACAACCTTGGCATACAAGTTAGCACCTGCGCCATCTGTTCCCGTTACAGTTAAAATAGCAGCTGTGTTGCTGTTGCCACCATCAACGAAACCAGAACCACCCCAAAGAACATTAACAACATCGATTCTACCATCAACAGCAGCTGTAGTAACAGCTGGATCAGAAACAACTGGCATCCACTTATTAGTGAAGAATTTTTGTTTTAGTCCAGGCGGAATGGTATAGAGATACTTCCACTTATATCCGTCTGCTGTTTGAATAAACGCATTCTCAGGCAATTGACCGTCGATGTCAATAGTAGGTTCAATGGTTGAGTTTGCATAACCGTTGTTGAACAAACACTTAAAGACCTGGTCTCTTGTGTTACGAACATAGAATGTATTTGCAGTAAATGGGAATGTATTATCTTTTCTAGAGATAGTTACGTTTGAATTTGAATATGTTAAGTTAGCATTCAACGAAATAACTTTATTACTTAATACAGAAATTACTTCGCGCGTATCTTCTCCGATTACAATAACATTGCCGCTTTCTACATTACCGATAAATGCTGCGCTGTTAGCAATAACAATTCTAGCATTTGCTATTTTAGTGATAGATGATCCAGTATTAACATTGGCAAATGCGCTGTTTACAATTAAATGATCGTTATTAGTTACTGTAACAACAGACTTAATTGAAGAGTTTACAGAAATTAAATCGCCAGGAAATACAAAGGTTAAGAACGAAGTGCCATTTCCGACTACAACATTAGAGCCAGATATATTAGCAGTTCCTGACAAAACTGTATTAGCATTAGAATTTGCTGTTCCTAGATTAAAATAATCTAGATATGAAAATAACTCAATATTATCTTCGTAAGAATCGTATTTTGTATTGACCGCCCAATCAACACGCGAAACTACTGGTTGAACATCAGCTAATTGGATTTTTTTAGCGCCAACCATATTACGATAAAATTGGTTGCGTTCATTTGTGGTCCAAATAATGTCAGGAATATTGGCAGAATTACTGCCGAAATCTAATGCGCGTCCAATAAAAATAAATGTATTGGCATCATTGATAAAATGATCTTTAATATCATTAATCAAGAAGTTACTGAATAATGGTGTGAGTAAAGATTTCATTTATTCCTCAATATGCTGTAAGAGTCACGACCGTAAATCCGTGATCCTCAATCCCTAAATTTGGAGCAACAAGATAAACAAGATTAGAAACGTTTGCGTTATATGCAATATTTAATGTCATTGTATTACCAGAAACAGAAAGAACATTTGCGTTTTGACTTGTTGCTCTCTTGTATAGTATTTTACCTGACATGTTTGATGAAGAAGTGGCGTTCACATTCATTACAGTATTATTAGCAATATTTATTACCTGTTTTAACTGCCCATTAATCATAACAATATCGTTTGCTTTTACTTCGGTCAAGAAATTAGTTGAAATTCCAACAACCAACGTATTAGTTGTAAATACTTGAACTGTTCCAGTTTGCGCGCCCATGACGTTTGCAGCTGCAATGTTAAATGATACGTTGTCGCCAGCCTGTACCATTTCATAAACGCCATTTGTATTTCCATAAACAACCAATGTTGTATTAGCGAGTTTATATACTGCTTGGGCTGTTGATGTATAATTTAGATTTGCGTTCACTATCAAGTGATTGGCGTTTGTAACAGTAATAACTTCACGAATTTCATTGTTTACTTTAATTAAATTATTTGCGACTAGTTGCGTATTGAATGCAGCACCAGTGCCAACAACCACATTACTGTCTGTTGTGGTTGCAGCAACCCCAGTAAGAGTTGTAAATTGAACATTACTCTTAACTAATCCTTGACCAGCATATATAAAGTCGCCATACACTTCTAGTTGAGTATTGCTAATTACATTTGAAACAATGCGAGAAATAGGTAAGCGAGTTGAATCTATAACGATAAACAAATCGCCAACATTTACGCGAGTATTTGAATAATTAATGCTGCCAACATTAGGCATAAACAATGTTGAATTACCAATTACAACATTTGAATACGAGTTTAGTATTTGGACATTCGACGTGCCATTACCTGGCATAATCAAATCTACGTTAGCGAATACTGGGATTTCTCCGCTCTTTTCGTTCTTAACGACAGTTTTAGAAATGAGTTCCAATCCTGTTGGGTGAACAATATTTTTAATTGGTGTTTCGAAATCAACCAAATTTTTCTCTGATTGAACAACATAAGAGAAGTTGTGGTAGATTGTATCGTCTTGTAGAACTTTATCTGCGCTAACGAATCCGTCTGTATTCAAGAAGAAGCCGTTAAATTCAATCAATCCATTCGCAAATTGGGCATTTGCTCTAGCCCGACCATTACCGTAATACATTGGATTTGGTAAACCACTAGCAATTACTGTAGATGGATATTGTGATGGTGCAGACACATTTGCTGATGTATTTACATTACAGTAAACACCATTTGCTGTAATTAAGTCAATAGTTTTATTAATTGCGCCAGAGAAGTTATAAAGGCGCAATAAACCAGTGTTGGCATTATACGATTTTACATTAGCGCGGAACGTTGAACTGGCTAACGAAGCTCCTTGGTAAATAATTTCGGTTTCTGTGAACGTGTTTGCTTCAGGAACAGGGTTAATGATAACATCGACGATCTTTAACGATACGTTAGGGTTTGCGACATAATCGTAACCACGATAAATTAAACGAATATCTCTTACGCGACCGACAGCGCTTGTTTCAATTGTGTGTTCTTCGCCATCACCAAACAAATACCCTGTAAGAACAGCATTTGCACCACCGCTAGATTGTACTGTAATTTGTGGTCTGGCGTAATATCCTTCGCCGCGATTATCAAGTACAATTGATGTGATTGCACCAGTTCCACTTACAGTTTGAACGTAACCATTTGCTTCGTATCCGCGACCACTAAATCTTAAACCATCACCAACTGTATATCCGTCACCGCCATTGTTAATATAAACGTGAGCGATTAATCCAAGATCTTTAAATGTTTGCCAATGTGTTTTCTTTAGAGCCTTTTGAGAACTGTAACTGTATTGCTCAGAAAGATGTGTATCGTAATGAGATGAAACGTTAATATCTGGCTCACTTCTAAATCCTGCGCCACCATTTAATACTGAGATTAATGCAACACCGCCAGTGTTAACAGTATCAAAATCAAGACACTGAATAATCATACTGTTAGCATTTGCAGGAACAGGATATGTTGTAACAGAATTAAACGCAAAAGACTTTGATGTATTTTTCGTATTAATTTGCGAACCAGTTAAAACAGTTGTGAGTGGACCTGTGTTAGAAATATCATATACTAATAGTCCACCAGTGTTTGCGCTAACACCACCAAGACCAAAAATAGAGTTGTTTGGCGTTGCAATTTTTGCTGTAAATAGCGCATCTGTAAAGTTTGTTCCATTCGCCCAAACTTCTTCAAAATTATTATACGGATCATCTTGATCATTTTCAGTTACATTGATTAATGCATTGAACGTGTTAACAGTAAATGCAGCATAGTTTGCATTACCGATATCCGTATCAGACAAATAATCGATTACCGTCTTATCATAAGTAATTGGTTCTAAGAAATTTAATTGACTATTTGATGTGCATGCAGATGAGTTCAACTGCAATACACGCAAATCTGTTGATAGATTTGCATTAGGATCGTCGCCGACTGAACGATAGACGATCGTTTCTGTGTTGGAATATAAACGATAACCATATCCTGGGAAGATCATGGTTACTGCTTCAATAGATCCTAGTGTGACATTGCCAACGACAGCAGCAGCATCATTTGCTTCTGCAGAATTACCTAATCCACCAACAATAACAACAGGGTCGCCGATGTTATATAACAAACCGCGACGGCGCTGTTGTGGATCAGTTCTGATATTTGAATCAACGCGAATATTAGAAAGAGTGCCAATAATGCGCTCATTAAATACTCTTGAAACGCCATTTGCGTCGACGTAGTTGATCTCAATTAACTCGCCATTGTTGAAATACTTTTTGATGTTGGAGATATAAATCTCCATAATCTCACGACCATTTGTTGGGTCGATATTTCTATTTGCCGATTCAACAATACAAGTAGCACCAGACTCTGTTCCGTACACCAATCTTTTTTCTAATAGATTGACGTCAACATTTTTATTAAATTCAGTAACAGTGATTCTGAATGCGCGTGGTTTAATCCATTTACCGTCAGATGTTTTTAAAATTTCTTCTTTTGGATAAGTAATTTCAACATCTTCATCAAATAATGCTTTAAATAGCCAACGTACTGATTCGTCACTGCCTTTTTTGCTATAAAATTCTCTTGCGCTTTTGAGAATTTTCTCAGTGCTTAGAGAAGTATTTTCTGGGAAATAAGGCAATAATTCTTGTTTAAAATACTTGATAAACTCTGGTGGAGTTTGATCGATATCGCGATAATTCTCAATACCCATTGCATGGTAAATTGTGTTACCAGCTGTATTAGAAATACCATTGGCTGAATTATTTTCTAGCCAAGTGTAGTATAACTCTACGAATCTTTTGAATTTAGGGTGATCGGCATTAACAAAGTCTGGTAATTGAGACTCGACTAATCCCGAAATAGTTTTTACAGAATCAACCATATTACGATTCTACCACCGCATTAATTGCTGTAGAAATTGCGCTAGGATCTGTTGTATCTAGTGTTACAATTCTATTGCGAACTGACGAGAAAATTTTCTTTGCTGGTATCGCTTTAAGAATAAGAGTTCCAAAAGGATCAGAAACAGCAGTTGGTGCAAAATTATTTAACGTTACTATGCCATTCAAATAATCTATTAAACCAATATTATCGTTTAATGTTTTCTTAACATTTTGTGTGTCGAAATAATAAATCTTTAAACGACCAATACGACCTTGAAGACTTGCGCGAACAAGTGCACCTGATCCACCACCACCGCTGACTGTTACTGTCGCAGATGTATAGCCTGTGCCAGGGTTTGTTATCTCAACTCGTTTCAATGCACCATTTACAATTAATGCTCGAGCTGATGCACCTGTTCCATCACCATCAATTGAAACTGTTGGCGTTGAAACATATCCACTGCCACCAGTAAGGACTTCGATACTCTCTACACCAGTAAACGATTGAAGAACTTCTTCGATAAAACAATTTCTAGTGATGCCAGCATCATCTAGATATGAGAATGATGGCGTAGAAATAAGTCTTTCAGCAGTTGTTCCTTGTTTTAATTCAGTACCAAAGTCTAAACTATAACTTAATGATCTCGTAACGTCTGGTGCGAATCGCTTTTCAAGATACACTCTAACATCATTACTCGTAATTGAAGGATCAGCATCATCAATTGCTCTTGACAACTGAGAAATTTTGAATGACGAGTTAAATGTATCAAGATTATTGATAGCAAACGATTTAATTGCAGAAATTACTGCCGCATCGATCTCATTTGCTGTTCTATTTGTCTTTGTTGGGTCAAAATTTACGTCTACAGCGACATTTACATAGTTGTAATCAGCTTCAACGTATTCAGGTGTTACTGTTAACATTGAAAATGGCTTAATGATTGAATTTTTTACGAATTCAACCTCAGTTACCGTAATTTCATACCCACCAAGTGGTTTTGCTGTAAAAAACACTTTACCAAATACTGGTGGAATGTTTTCTTCACCACCCCAAACGTTTACAGCCTCAAAATATGGGTACTCGCGATTAATAAGAGCGATATAATCGTTCTTTGTGACCGCACGATTTTGAGCGATAAATGATTTTGGTGCTGTAAAGCGAATTTTCTCGATATCTTCTTCGGCTGCACCTGATGAAGACGCGCTAACCAAAGTCACAGCGACGTTTGCGTTGTTTAGAATAGTATCAAGTGGTTTAAATTCGCGTAAATTGTTACCAGCGGAACCAGATGTGATCAAGTAAGAAACAACTACGATGTTGCCATTGATTAATGCCTTACCAATTACACCATCACCGAAGTAAATTTGATATTTGCCGTTTTTATTTTCTTCAAGATAATAGACTGTAGCGTTTTCATCAACATCAGTGGCGTCTTGAGCAAGAATATATGTTTCTTGATTGGCGTTTTGTGCTGATTTTTGCACTTTTATTTGAATTGTTGATGTATCAATGCCAACATCAGGTAGTTCAAAAATTTGTTTTGGGTTTGTTTGAGCATCATAGGTAAAAGTGATGCCGTTTGGCTGACCTTCTTTAAGTTCTAGATTCTCAACAACGAATAACCCAGATGATAAATTCTTAGAAACAACTCTGGCTGATGGATTCACGAAAATATAGTTAATACCATCTTTAGATTCTGATGCAAATCTGGTAAATCTTGGAACTGAAATAGAACTGTTTGCGTCATTTGCGACTGGAGTGATAGTTAGATTGACCAATGCTCTTGGCGCGATACGTGAACGAGGAACATATCCTAGTAATTTTGCGTGTGAGACTACTGATCCGCGTTTGATAGCAGTGTCGATAAACATCTCATTGGACACCATGTTCAAATAGTATCCCATATAATGAGTATTGTATGCTAGGACGTCTAAGAGAATGGCTAGACCAGAACCTTCGAAATCATAGTCGCTAAACTCTGACTGAGATTTCATAAAGTCCTTAAGATTGGATTTGATTGCATCGAAATCCAACTCGGCAACTTTTAGTTTTGAATCAACATTTGCCATGTTATCTTATCCGTTCTAAGAAAAATGAGACCGTAATCGGCTCTAGTGTATTGTTTACGAAGAAGGTGATGTAAACATCGTAACGCTGATCTTCGTAGTTTGGCGCTGCAACAACTTCTTGAATCGTGACTCTAGGCTCATAGTTCCGAATTGTTTCGAAGATCATATCCTGGATAATCGAAGTTGTTACATTGTCGATTGGTTCAAACAGTAGTTTCTTAAGGTTTGATCCAATATCAGGGTTGAATAGTCGCTCATAGTGAGAGGTCAGGAGTAAATTTCTGATCGAAGCAGCAATTGCGTTTTCGTTTAATTTCTTAGACACGTCCTTGGTAACAGGATGCGCTGTAAAATTAAGGTCTAGATCAGAAAATTTACGTGCAATTAGCGACATTTGTTATTCTAGGCTGATTATTTGATATATTTATACTTCGCTATACGAAGCATCTAGTCCAGCTGTAAAGGTGCCTTGAGTTAAATCAATGTTGTAATCGACGTTTACAGTGATAGAAGTTGGCATTCCAATCAACTTTAGGAACTTGCAAAAGTCGAAATTGATCCATTCAGTGAGCGCTGATAGTCCGATTTTCTCGAAGAATTTGACAACTTTTTGCATCCATTTTTTAAGTAAAAACTCTGGCCAATCTTCTCCGAAATCTCTTGCAGCTTCAGTATAACGATTAATTTTTTCCTCTGGGCTGCGAATAAAATCGTCAATATCCCCACCGATAATATCCAATAAACTGTATCCAGCAATATTAATGGATTCTAGTTTGTCGATAATTTCTTGGTAGATTCTTAGTCTAACTTCTTCTGCAGCTCCCTCAGCTTGAGCCTTGAGAGAGCCGATTAGCGAATTAATGATGCCCTCAACGCCGAGATCTAGAAGCACAGGTAAAGGTGGTAATCCTAAAGTGTCCCATATTGTCTTAAATTTGCTAATTAATCCAGCCATAGCGGTGTGAATTATTTTTATCGCGCCTTTCTTGACCATTGACATAATGTAAGACCAGACGCCCTGAGCCTTGATCTCTTTCGAATAGACGCCCAACTTACCTTCATAAGACTTATATGCGTCTGGCACCAGAGCACCTAACGAATCAACCTCATCCACAATCTGCTGTTTTAAACTGGCTCGATAACTTGCGCTGCTAAATAACTGAACGATGTCAATGTTAATACCTAATACTGGAATAGAAAAACTTATTGGCAAAACGTTATTGATGATCTCCATAATTTTCGCTTGGACGTAAAGATGATATTCCTGCGTCAGAGCAGTCATCTTTCGCTCCCACTCATCGTCGGGGATTTTTAAACTTTTATAGTATGGTTTACTGGCAGAAATTGGAAAATTGCCCAGAGCCTTATCAACTTTTTCGAGAATCTCGCGAACCTGTTCAGCTTGGGCTTCAATCGGAGCGATCTTATCGTACAACGCCTCGCGGACTGCCTGTTCTACATTTGGACCATCAATCTGCGCACGAATTTTCTCAGCTTCTACTTGCAGCTGCGATGGGATATCTGCAATCTTAACAAAAATATTTGCTAGATCAGCTTTTGTTGGAAGCAGAGTTCCATTACAAGGAATACTAAACTCAGCCATCACCAGTCGTCTTTGTTTCAGTCAATGGATAAATGTGTTTACCGATAACTGTTTTAACAGCATCGACTGCCTTTTTCGGCAACAGCTCTGGGTCTATGTTAAACTCAAGATTTTTTGCGATCGCTTTATCGCTAACTTCGCCAAGTTTATTTGTAACCGTTGCTTTTAGATTGTCCTTAAGAGACAAAATTTGCCCCTTTGTTTGATTGGCTGTAGTTTCAAGATCAGAAAGTTTTTGTTGAATCTCACCGAGAGGAGTTTTACCAGCAAAATCTTGTAGAACTTTATCTGCAGCAGCTGTAACTTTCGAGAACACATTGCTGATTGTAGCAGTTAATCCGCCGCCCAATGCCTTACCGATTGTTGATCCTGCCGTTGTTTCAGCAACACGCTGAGCAGTTATAGTGACTTCTTCCAATCCATCAGAAGCTGCAGCTGCAACTGCAGTATTTGCAGCTGCTTCAGTTGCTGCTGTTAAATCTTCGACGTTTGGTACAACGCCACCACCAGACAATCCTGCACCAGAAGCAGATGTTGCGGAACCTGATTGCATATTAATCTGAGCAGCAGGAAGATCAATAATAGCACCCTGAAGTGCTGCGTTTTGACCCTTGAGACTGAGTTTCTTGGCAGAAGTCATGTTGCCGACGCCGCCAGACTTGATATTCAAATCTGACGTAGATTCGACAAAGACTTTCTTACCCTTCATTCGAATGTCGCCGCCTGCTGACATATTAATGCCGCCTGCGACTTCGACGTTCATATTTCCACCAACCTTTAAATTACAATCACCACCGACTGTTACTGAACATTTGCCATTGATGTAAACATAATCCGAGCCCATCACAAGTTCATAGTTATCTTTTACGACTTTGTGGACTTCGTTGCCTTCTTTATCAATTTCAAAAAAAGTTCCCTTACGATGCGCTAGATGGATACGCTCTTGTCCTGGAGTATCATCGAACTCAAGAGCATGACCTGATTCTGTTTCAAGCGCATTATTGTATGGATAAGTTGGATTAAACGCAGGAGGTGGTTCTGCCCAAGAAACACCACCAGCTGAAACAATATTTTTCTTGAGGTTTTTCTTGCGCGTGGCAATTACAGTAGAATCAGTTTTGCCTCGAGAAAGTCTGTTGGTCGTTTGTTCCTTTAGGTACTTACCTTTTGGATATGCTTCAGCAGGATCATCTGGTTTATTTGGCGCAGAACCAAAATTTGTTCTTGGATCGCTAAAACCTTTTTGGTAATCTGGTTTACCATCTGGCTTCCCTGGTAACACACCCATGATTGCTGGGTTTTGGGCGTTATACCCGTCAATAAAAAATCCAAACACCATGTCACCTTCTTTTGGTGTATACATGTTTGGATTATTAACTGGGATTACTGGGTGCGCCCATGGTAGAGCATCAGTAGGAATAAGTTCTTTCTGATCATTGTGCCAACCAAAACAACGCACGCGAACGCGACCAAGTTGTTCTGGATCATTGCGGTCTTCAACAACCCCAATCCACCAGATAAAACCTTCAAGTCCAATAAAGTTTTTTTTGGCTGACATCACTTACCCTTCTTGGTTAACACATTAATACCATCTTTTGCTTCTGGTAGAGATTCAGCAAACGAGTCAGCAACTAACTCAACAATAGACTCAAATGTGTCCGCATTAAATTTATGATTGATAGAGGCAACAAGATATCTAGCAGTTCTATACTCATCTAACTTTTTACCGCTAGAATCTGCGCTCTCGAATGCAGGGAATTCATATTCTACAACATCACCTGCTTTTAATACAATGTCTCCAGGAATTACAATCTGAATTCTGAAATGATTTAACAATGACATATGCATTGCTCTTGGCATCATCCAATTTTTAACATCATTACTTTTCTCTGAAGCAGTATCGTTGATTGACAAATAAGTTCTAAAGAAAGAATATGGGGAGTTAAACAACGTTTGGTTTTGAGAATTTTTAAACGAATTTACTGGTTTAAATTTATTCAGTAGATTTCCCTGCGCTTCTGCTTGCAGTAAACTGTAGTCTATATTCTCAAACTTTTGACTAAAGATGTCAATAGACAATAAACGGGAAGAAAATGATCCATTAGATATGGATGTGATCATATCAAAATCATTAATGATATTAAACTTATCAATTGAATCTTTATTGAGAGCAGGATCGCGATTAGTATTCTTCAACTCATACTTTAATGTTTTATACGATTTTTGTTTGACTAAAGTTTGCAAAGAAGTTAAATTAAATCCATCTTTGTTTTCGAAGAAAAAATAACAAAACTTTTTCTGATCATAACCACGCGCAGTCACCCATTGAATTGCCTCAAGAGGTCTATATCCTGGGATAACAAGATCAAATGAACCAGAAGTTTCTTCTAAACTTGCTATTCTTTGCGGATCAACTTTAAGTTCGTTGATTAGTATGTCATTAACTATATTTCGTATTTTAGTAGACTTATATGATTTACTTACGATCAATGACTCAGAAGAAATCATTTCGTCTGAACAAAAGTGAATTAGGTATACTTGACCTGAATCCGTTGATGGGCGACGATCAGAGACTTTATAAACTCTGAATAATCTCTCAAGCGGAAGATTTAATCCAGGTTTGTCAATAGAAATCTTAAGATATTCATTACCACACATATAAAAATTGGTAAACACATCATTACCATCATTGATAAGGATGTTCCCACTCATAACTGATGCGTAGATGTCTTGGAAGATTTGCATCTCCAAGAAAATATTTCGCAAATCTACTGTTTGCCCACCAGAATTAATTAGCTCGAGACTCTTAATGTCATAGTCTTTTGAGCCATATAAACCATTTTCAGCCATTACTCATTAGGCTCCTAAATTCATCTTCAACTCTTTGAACGAATTTTTCATCAAGAAGTTTAATCTGTCGCTTTTTTTCGTTCTCATTCACTTCATATGTGTAGTTTGACACTGCTCTATTGACAGTTGTAATCTTAAGACTGTAGTTTGGATAAGCAATTGTTTCTGTGCTGACAACCAAAGAGGTATCTGCTGTTCCAGGTAATGTTGCAGGTGTAATTGAGTTGTCAGAATAATCTACTTCAAATTCACCAATAATAAACGTTTCAGTCGTCTTATCAATTAGTAATCCATTATACATTGCTTCTTTAGTCACTTCTTTCTCATAATGGTGAATTGTCGTCAAAGCCTGATTTATTGTTTGGCTATATTTGTTTTCGATATAAGAATCTAGAGCAACAGATGTGAGTGGAAAATCATAATATGGATTTATGATTTGATTGAACAACAAAACGATCCAGCTTCTATATGCATCGCCATAGACTTTATGCGCAATAATTTCTGCAGTATCGGTTTCTTTTACATTATATTCGTAAGCAACCGAAGTGTTATTTGCAATCTCACGAAGAAACGTTGATCGAGCAAGAATGTCAGTGACAACTTGCTGATTGATAGTATTTTTATCAAACGTATATAATGTTCCAGGAAAACTCTCGAAGTATTTCATTAAAACCCGTTCCTAATAAGTTCTTTGTGCATAATCTCGACTTCTTTAAATCGAAGTTGCATTGCAATCTCAACAGGCATACCGTCTTGGAATGCGGTCCATTGCCCAGCGCTGCCATAGTTGACGTCAATTCCTTGTAATACGCAAGTTGAAATTTTAGGTAATTTTGTATTTCTTTCTGAACCGACCATAAACTGGATGTCAAATTCAGAAGGTGGAATAAAGTAGCGACCGTTGCCATTGGATGGAATTTCAGGAGCAGCGAAAAATCTAAATGTTTGAATAATCTTGATCACTTCATCTGCTTCTGCTTTGTTTCTTGGTGCAAACTTAAAGTCAAACAAAAACTCACGGTTCTGAATAGTGCGGAATAGCAATTCAACTTGAGGGTTTTGGGCGTAACCAGCAGAGAATAATAAAGCGTCTGTAATACCTTGCCCGAATACGCCAGTTTTTTCTGCTAAAGCACCTGCTAATTCACTTGCTCCAGCAGATCCTGGTGTTTGTCCGAAGGATAGGTCGCCTTTCATAGCAGCATCAAATGCGCCTTGTGTTAATGATCCACCTGCTTGTAAAACCAATCCAGCTGTGCCCAACGCTTGAGTCATACTTACTTGATCGTAATCGTTAACAATAGTTTGCTGGACTGTATCTGGCATGTATAGCCCGATGGTTGCTGCGGCGCGACGAGTCTTACGAGTTAAATCAATAGAACTGATAATTGCACCAGCAAAAACACCAGCAGCGGCACCGACTCCGCCACCAACTAGCCCTCGAACTCCTGCAGTAGCAACAACAGTCGGATCATTACTTGTTATTGCTCCAGCGAATTCAGAAGCAGCGCCGTAAAGACCTAAAGCAGCTCCGAGACCAACTGTCGTTCCAGTGCTTCCAATTTGATCTGCACCAGAACCAAGCTGTCCGCCGAGATTTCTTCTATTTGAATCCGCAACACTCAAAACGCCAGCAGTTCCACCAGCTTTCTTTACGTTATAACTAGATTTTTGTTGAACATTTGGTGTAAATTTAATCCAATGCAGTAATTTGTTTGGTCCGCCAATGTTATTTGGGAAGCGAAGATCATTAAACTCATATGGAGTTGTTTCCGTCTTTGCTTGCTTACCAGTTGGTTGTCTAGAATTACCGCTAGTGGGCGAAGGAGATTGAGCGTTGCCCTTTGTAACAGTTGTACCACTGATAAAGGATCTTGCGGAATCGACTGCCTTGGTTGCTTTCGATTTAAGTTCGTCGAATATTGACATTCAAACTTCCGAATAAATAGGATATGGCTTACAGTGGTAAATTTAGTCCCAAAAATACCAATAAATATTTAGGTGATCCTACGAACATCTGGTACAGAAGTCTCTGGGAGCGCCGAGTCATGGTGCACTTGGATATCAATTCAAGTGTCGTTAAATGGTCGAATGAAGAGATCGTAATACCCTATTTATCGCCAGTTGACAATCGCTGGCATCGTTACTTTCCAGACTTCTTTGTTCAAGTTAAGAATAAGCAGGGGATTCTAGAAGCCATGATTCTTGAGGTAAAACCTAAAAGTCAAGCCAGACCACCAGTCAAGAAGTCTAAAATAACAAAGAGTTATATTAACGAAGTCATGACTTGGGGCGTCAACGAAGCCAAATGGAAAGCTGCAGTGGAGTATTGTAAAGATCGCAGTTGGCAATTTAAGGTGATAACTGAAGAGGATCTAGGAATCTAATGCCATCCCTATTTGATAAAGTAAGTAAAGAATTACGAGCAGCTGGGATAAGTCCAAGAACTGACGCCGCTCGTTCTTGGCTTTTTGATAAAATCGCTAAAACACGCATACCTTCCAATAGATCTAACGTTTTAAATGACGCCAAACGAGTTTCGGCGAGAGCATTTGTGGGTAAGATGTATCTATATCAATATGATCCAAAATTAAAGGAAGAGTTGCCTGTATACGATAAGTTTCCATTAGTAATCCCAATGGATATCTATTCTGATGGCTTCCTTGGATTAAATTTGCACTACCTTGATCCATACAGCCGATTGGCGCTGTTGGATCGTTTACACGATTTCATAAACAACGATAAATATGACGATACGACAAGATTTAGATTAGCCTACGATTTGCTGTCTAAATCCAGACGGTATCAACTTATAGAACCATGCATCAAGCGATACTTGTTCTCACATATCGTCTCGCCGTTAGTTTACGTTGAGCCAGATAATTGGGAGACGGCAATATTTCTTCCATTCGAAAAGATGGTGTACAAACGTTAATGGCATTTAATATCAATTCATTTCGAGATCACTTCGCTCGACACCAAGACTTCGCCAAATCATCTCGATTTGATGTTCGTATCAGCCCACCTGCTAAACTTGGTTATAATACGTTCGATCTCCGCTTTCAATGCGAAGCATCAGAACTACCAGGATACAATATCAATACAGTAGACGGCAGGTACTATGGCGTTGCCAGCCCAGTCGCCTCAGTCGCATCGTTTAATGATATCACGCTGACGTTTATTTCTGCAGGAGATTTTTGGGAAAAGCGAATGTTTGATAAATGGATGAATTTGATTATTCCATTTAACAATTACAATCCAGAATACAGAGACAATTACGTTAGCCCTAAAATTGAAATCAATCAATTTGCTGACTATGGCGAAGGGTCGTCATCTACCCCAAAAATTATCTATACAGCTGCTTTGTTCAATGCGTTTCCAGTTACAGTCGCTCCACTTCAAATGAATTGGGCAGACGACGGTATACACAGATTAAGCATAACATTCAAATATGAATACTGGATTACTGGCGACATTGAAGGTCAAGGTAAGGCATACAATATTAATGACTTGGCGCCGATTGAAATAACTTCTAAACGCAAGCCTTCTGGCTCAGTGCCACCAAATAGTGATAAAAAATCTACATCAGACATATAATGGAGTAAATTATGCTTCCTAAAATTGAACATCCTGTGCATGAAGTGTTTTTAAAATCGTTAGGCAAAAACGTTCGCTTTAGACCATTTTTAGTAAAAGAAGAAAAGTTACTATTAATGGCAAAGGAATCTGACGACATTGAAGAAATCACAAAGTCTATCAAACAAATTATTACCAATTGTTGTTTGGACAATATTGATGTAAATAAATTACCAACCTTTGATGTTGAAATGTTTTTCTTACATCTAAGAATTAAATCAGTTGGCGAAACTGCTCAAATGGTTTACACTTGTGATAACATTGTTGATGGTAATGTGTGCGAACACCAAACTGATTTCGATTTAGATCTTAAGAATGTCACTTATGAAGAATCAGAAGGACACACTAACACTATTAAGTTAACAGAAAAGATCGGAGTGTCATTTAACTATCCATCACTTAATATGCCAGAAGCAGCATTGAATGAAAAATTTGAAGATGGCGGGTATGAACTTATTTCTCAGTATCTAGATTTTATTTACGATGATGAACAAGTTTATAAACGAGAAAGCGTATCAAAGGAAGAACTGACTGCATTTTTTGACAACTTATCGTTAAGTCAAGTAACGCAAATCAAAAGGTTTTTCTTAGATGCACCAAAGGTTGTTTTAAAACAACAACTAACTTGTAAAAAATGTTCTCATGTTCATGATGTGAATGTGGAGGGCGTTCTAAATTTTTTCGACTAACACTTGGTTATGAGAGTTTAAAGAATTACTATACAACTAATTTTACATTATTGCAACACCATAAGTATTCTTTAACTGAATTGGATAATTTGATACCTTGGGAAAAACAAATTTATGTCACTATGTTGGCGCAATATTTAAAAGAACAAAATGAGCAAATGAAGATGCTCGAAATGCAGAGAAGAAAGTAATAAATGGCAGATAAAAACGACAAACTCAAGAAAGGTTTACTTAAAGACATCTTAAAACAGGTGAAGGGAGTAAACGAACAGTTTGAAAAAGTCGCTCAAGCTGAAATGGAAGCTGCTGCCGAAGGAAAGGGATTTATCTCTGGAACATTTGCGAAAGCCAAAGCAAGAGAAAGAATTGCCCAAGAATATATGATGGCAACGAAAGGAACCATCAATAAAAGACAAGCCATTTTTGATGCACTAGGTTTAGAAAAAATTGGTAAAATGGCAGAGGCATTTTCCCCAGGCGAAAAAGCTGAGCCTCCTGCTGAATTAGTTAAGAAATTTGGATTAGATAAGAAGTCAGCAAAACAAGGTGGTGCAGCTGGTAGAAATATTGCGAAACCACTATCGCTTATTCTAAGAAATGTCATTGAAACAAATAAGATAGTAAAGACTATCGAAAAAAGTTTAGCAAAAGCCAGCGCACCAAGAAGCAGTCGTTACGTGTTTGATCCAAGAATGGCTGGTGGCGGAAGATATCGAGACACAGTTACAAATAAACTTGTATCAACTAAAGTAGCACAAGGCGAAAGAACAGCTGCCTTGACTGCTGCTATCGGTGCTGATGAGCAACCATTGGTTCAATTGAAAGAAACATTAGATAGTCGCTTTGAAGAATTAGATGAATCAATAAAAAATATTAGGAAACTCGAAAGCGCTGTCAGTGGCATTAAGTTTTCGATTGATGGCGTTATTCCAAGAATGGTAGGACTTTCAGTACACAGTAAGTTAGATTTAATTTTAGCAAAAAGTTCTGCACCTGACGTAGATCTACCTGATAGCAACAGAAGAAAACCTTCTGTTCGAGACAGACTAAAGAAAGGTGTTAAGGGTTTGGGGAGACTCGCAACTCGAGCAATAGGTGTCGCAACATCAGCACCAGTTGTTGCTGCAGCTGGTGCCGCAGCTGTTGTTGGCGCAGGAGCATATGCATTAAACAGAGGAATGACTGCTGCAGGTAATACTGCGAAGTCAGCTATGGATGCGCTTGAGAAAAAATATGGTCTCAAACCCATATATGATGCAAAGGGTAATGCGACTGGATACAGTGTAAATGGAAGGAATTATGGATTAACCGATTTACCACAAGAATATAAAGACTTGATTGCGGCTTATGGTCCAGGTGATAAAAGAAGTTTTGATGCTAGACAAGCACTAGCAAGAATTAATAAAAACCCTGAAAAGTATAGAATGTTGGAAATTGGTTATAAGCCAAAACCTGCAGCAGCAATTTCTACTCCTCCTGTTCAATCAAAAGTAACTGGTGCACCAACAACAGCTGCACCAACAAGCACAGCTCAAAGAGCTATTTCTGCTGTTAGAGGAACTGTCTCAGCTGCTGTTACAGCAGGATCTACTGCAGCAAGCAAAGTCGGCAGTACTGTAGGTGGCGCTGTCACCTCAGCAGGTGCAGCAGTGAGTGGCGCTGCAAGTGGAATTATGGGAACAATAACCTCAGCAATGAATAGTGTTGGGTTAACAAATAAATTTGCTCAAATAGCATTACTAGCGAATATTAAAAAAGAATCAGGATTCAAACCTACGGGCGAAAACCTAAAATATTCAGGCACATCAAACGATCGCATTCGTAAAATTTTTGGTTCTCGCGCAGCAAAATACTCTGACGAAGAATTGAATGTAATTAAGAAAGATGAATATAAAATGGGCGAATTGATGTATGGTAAGGATACTCGTGTTGGTCAAAGTATGGGTAATAAAGAAGAAGGTGATGGATACAAGTATCGTGGGCGTGGCTTTATTCAGCTAACAGGAAAAAATAATTATGCTGCATATGGCAAACAAATAGGTGTTGATTTAGTTGGTAATCCAGATTTAGCAAACGATCCTGTTATTGCTGCGCAAATAGCAGCAAGATTTATTATGACAGGATTAAAAAATAAAATAAACTTCACTGATCAAAAATCTGCCAACATGGCTGTTACTAAAACGATTGGTGGTAATCTTGATTTATCAAAGGGATATGGTGCTGAAATTTTAGCGAAAGTAGATGCTTATTCAAATGATTTCGGCAATATTTCTGGCGGATCGACAAGTGGATCAACTGGCAGTGGACCTATGTTAGCATCAACAACTGCACCAAGTAGTAGTCCTATGGTAGCATCAACAACTCCATCTTCTTCATCAATAACACCTGCACAGAATACAACAGGAACTCAAGTTGCTCAAGGTTCTTCGCAACTCGAAACATCAAAGATGGTTGCATCAACAGCCCAACCTGCGGCACCAGTAGTTATTAATAATTCTGTTGGTAACAATAATATGCCACCACAAGCACCAAAGCAACCATTGCCTATGGCGTCGACAAGACCATCTGACAATGCATATAATCGTGCTATCGCAAAAGACTTCGCTCATCCAACGGCATTTACTTCTGTCGGTATGGCATAAAAAAAGGGGGACCGAAGTCCCCCTGAAAACATCTACCGTTTTCTAATCGAAATTACTCAGCAGCAAGTTTCTCGAAGAATGCCATGTCGTCATCATCAGAGACGCTGACATTTTCCGCAGTGACTTTCTTGGCAGGAGTAGAGCGAATGACAGGAGCGGCTGCTTCTTCATCATCAACTCGCTTGGCGGATGCACCAGCAACGCCACCAGCACCAAGAACCTTATCCAACTTCGCCTTGAGTTCATCATAGGATTTGAAGTTATCAGCCTTCAAGAAATCCTTGAGCGAATGCGCTGACTTCCAAACCTGTTCAATCTTCGCATCGTCGCTATCGAACAATGCAGCAGGAGATTCAAACTCCGACTTGTCATAGTTGCGATAACCTTCGACATTACGAATCTTGACCTTGAAGTTTGCGCCCTTCCAGAAATCGAAAGGATTCATTGGAGTCTCA